CGACAGGACCGGGGAAGGTCGCGGTCCCACCAACGATGAGCCGCCGCGCGATCACGGAGCCGACCACACCTCGATGATGAGCGCGCCGTTACCGGTCGCCGCGCCTTCTTGGTAGATAGTCAGCGTCGACCCGCCGTTGATGCAGTACGCCGCCTTGTAGGTATGCGACCCGCCCGAGATCCCGGTGATAAGCCATTCAGCAGAGACGCGTATGGCACCGGGCGTCGTGCCCTGCATGACGAGCCGCTTGATACCGACCTCGGTCGTAGACTCGCGGACGCCGAAGAATGCGTTCTGGGCGCCGTTGAGGTTGACGCCAGCCGACATCCGTACAAGGACATTGGTTGACGCTGGCGCGGTGAACGTAACCGCCGCATTGGATGAGTCGACATCGGCGAGGGTTGCGCTGGACGTTGAGTAGTTTGTCCCATTCGCGCTGCGTGAGGTGATGCCGAGCAGGGTGCCGGCTGGTTGACCCCATTTCAGGCCCGTTGTCTCGCCCGACGCGGCCATGAGGACGTGGTCGTTGGTCCCGACTGCGAGCCGCGCGGCCGTGTCCGCCGCTGAGGCAGCGATGATGTCGCCCTTGGCGTCAAGGATTGTGGCCGGGATGCCAGATGAGCTGAACGGGTCAGTGATGGTGCCCGCGGAGTCCTTGACGTGGAGGCTGCCGTCCTCCCCGAGGAACAGGACGCGGTAGTCCGATGCGGCATTGCTGAAGTCCGAGCCGTCGTTGGCCGACTCCCGCAGATGAATGCCGTAGATATTGGTGGTGTTGGACTCGGGTGCGCCCATGCTGTCTCCCTATGAACTGGCGTACAGGAAGTCGGAACCGTCGGACTCCTGGAGGAGTTCGTCGAACGTGAACGGCACCGCATGGCCCGACTCCAGCAGGTGCGCCCCGTGACCGGGCGCGGTCGTTGACGAATGGCTGTGCGAGTCGTCCACGACGGACGGGTTGGGGTAGGTGCCCGACAGGTCGCCGCCCGCCGCTCCGGTCGGAGCGCCTGAGATGGTGATCGTCTTCTCGGCTCCGGTGCCCGACGCGGCAACGCCCGCGCCCACGAAGTCGAGCGTCGTCGCAGCCGTAGCGAGCGGTGTCCCCTCGTCCTCGACGGTCAGGTCTGACCCGCTTGACTGGCCCCACCAGCCGCCGTACCACGTCGTCCCGCCGTCACGAGAGAGCAAGACGAGGAATGAGGTCGTGGACAGTGTCGTGTCCTGGTCGGCCTCTAGCTCGGCTTTATTCACGACCGACGCGGGCAGGGTGATCGTCCGTCCGCCCGTGCCGTCCTGCGTCAGCTCAAGGAACAAGGACGAGACGGTACCGGCAGGGGCACCGGTCAGGGTGAATGTGCAGTCATCGTTGAGCGTTGCCGAGTGCCAGCCGATCGCGGCGTCGAACGTCTCGGTGGTCCCGGTGTTGCCGTGGGCCTGGTAGCCGATCGCCTTGGCGGCGAGCTCGGCCAGGACGGCCTCGACCTCGGTGCCGACGAAGTAGCCGCCCGAGTCGTCTACGGTGATTGCGTCGGCGGGGTGCTGGTCTGCCGCGTCACGGCCGGTCAGGTCACCGTGGTCGGTCACCCCCCCCACAGGAGGATCGTAGAGGTGGACCTCGTAGACGTAGGCACCCTGCGCCGTCGAGTCCAGAACCAACTGCCAGTAGCGATACGTCGCCGTCGGCGTCCACGCCGCGGTGAGCGTATCGAGCGTATACGAGCCGGTCGCCGTCAGGGTGATCGTGTCGATCGTGGCTGCGTCAGAGTAGTCCGACTCATTGCCCGCCTGGACCAGCACCGTGGCCGATCCGGCGTTCTCGAAACCGATGTCAGCCGAGATGGACGCGATCAGGTAGGCGTCGGCCAGCGTGCCGCGCCAGAACGGGCCGGTCGTCGCCGTGATGGTGTCGTCGAAGACGTACTCATAGGTGACGTCGTCGCCGTCGACCGAGAAGGGCGCATCGATCCAGTTGAACGGGTCGCCGTCTGTTGCGAACGCCGACAGGACGATGCCGTACCGGTAGCTTCCGTTCGTCGTCCCTCCCTGCGTTCCTCCGAGGGTGACGGCCCCGCCCGACGACTCGCCATAGAACGCCTGCCCAACGCCCCACATGCCCGTATTCGCCACGAGGTTGGAGAGCATCGTCGTGTCCCCGTTCGGCGTGAACGTCGGGGCGCCACCGAAGCGGGCATCGAGGAACGAGCCGAACCCGCCGAACAGGAACGCATCCACTCCACCCGATGGGGTGATGGAGTCGGTAACGGTCGTGCCTGTCTGATCGAGTGCCTTGCCGCTGACGACGTTGAGCGGTCCGCCGGCGGGCAGGCCCGACACTTCGATGATCGTTGTCTGCAGGTTGCTCCCAACGGTTCCCGTGCCATATGGCCCCGCCGGGTCGCCCGTCTGGACGTCGCGATAGGCCAAGCGGGCGACGCCCGAGCCGCCGCCCGAGTCGGACTGCATGTTCGGGCCGATCGTCGTCACCCCGCCGACGTCCATTGGAAGATCGGAGATGCTCTGCTGGCCGTTGACGATGACGAAGATCTTGTTGCCCGCTGTCGGAGCCGAGTCGAACGTCGCGTTGTACGTCGTGGACTGCTTCGTCTGGACGACGGTCGGATTGCCCGTCGTCGGATTCAGGAACGGGATGAACGCGAGCCCGCCGCTCTCCGTCGATGCGCGGTCCGTCGGATCCGGCGGTTCCTCTGTGATCTCCTCTGGGTTGTAGCCTAGGTGGCCAGTCCTCAGCCGGGGAATGGTGCGCGAGCTGGTTCGGGTGGGGCGGGTCATGCTGCCACCCAAGTCGCGCCCTGGTACTTCCAGCCCCAACCACCGCCACACGCAGCCTGTCCTGGACCGTTGTCTCGCACATCGACCCAATGCGTGCAGTTCTGCCCGTCGTGCGTCGTGATGTCGAAGACGATCTCATCGCCACCCGACAGGCCCGTCTGGAGTTCGTCGAGGACATCGACGCCGGAGTTCAGGTTGCCTGCCTCGCCGGGACCGTATTGATGGTGCCAAAGCCCAGCCGTCAGAACGGTGTCATTCACGTCCGGGTCGGTATGGATGGTGAGCGTCCCATTCCCCTGGACCATCACCCGGATAACGTTCTGGCAGCAGCTGCCGGGCATGTCCCACGTCCCCGTTCCGCCAGCGCCATAGGTGGCGAAGTGCATGTGGCCCTGGTGGCCGGGCTCCGGTTCGATGGGGTAGCCGAGGCCGGGGTTCAGGTAGTACGTCACGCCATCGGATGGGTTGGGCGTGTCGCCCGAGCCGCCCAACGGGTAGTACTCGCCCGACTCGAGCGTTGCCGTGCACGCACCTGCCCCAGCACTAATGCCGCCGACCTCGCCGTCCGCGTCGCCGACGAGGCGCAGGCGCAGCTCGTAGTCGCCCGAGTTGAGCTGCTTCACGGTGCGCGAGAAGATGCGCATCCACTTGTAGGACGTGTAGTCGGTGAAGTGGGTGTACTTGACCTCGATGCGCATGCCGGCGAGCACCCCGTTGACGAGCGCCGGCGGCACCTTGATGGTCGTCTCGATCGTGTCTTCCTCGTTCGCGATCGAGGCCAGGTAGCGGTTGGCCCGACGACGCAGCGCGGTCTTGCTCTTGACGTTCTCCGCGATGAACGTGCCATCGCGCCGGCCGAAGTCGTCGACGGTCTGCGGACGCGCCACGTAGTCGCTGATCCCGTCGCCGTTGGCGTGGACGCCGGAGAATACGCGCGACGGATCGCGACGCAGCCGGGTGTCGTGCGCCGGGGCGAAGACCGTCGTGAAGTTCATGTCGGCGCGGACGTTGCTGATCTTCAGCGACGACGAGAAGGCGGTGACCGTCGTCGGGTCGTCCTTGCCGTACCACAGGCCGAACTTGCTCGGGTTGTCGCCCGTGTCCGTGACGTTCCACAGGTACCAGTTGACGCCGGTCTGCTGGCCTAGGTCGTCGAGGATGTCCCTGATCTTCTGCCCGCGATAGTCGGCCTCGGACATCGTGTCGGTGGTGGCAGTCGAGACGAGTGACTGGTCCTCGATGAACGATGTCTCGGACGTGGCGAGCAGCCAGGCGAGGCGGGTGTTGCTCGACTCCTCGCTGCGCTTGGCGTCCGAGCCCTCCATGAGAATGCGATCGAGCATCTCGTTCAGGTCATGCAGTTCGATCGTGACCGTCCGCCCGGGCCCGACCGTGAACTCGCCACGGGTGTACTCCCGGGTGCCGATGAACCCGGCCCACAGGATCCCGTCGTAGTCATCCGACGCAGCCGCCGTCTCAATGGCCCACGCGGGCCGAAGGCCGCGCACCTCGAAGGTGCCATCGGGGTCGTCGATGTCAACGGAGGAGGTGCCGACCGAACCCTCGTTGGCGTCCGTGACCAACTCGAGCGTTCCCGTCCGCGCCTGGACCGACGCCACCTCCCAGTCGTCGTCGAGGTAGTACAGCGTGACGCTCAATGGGTCGGGCTCCAGTCGGACTGCCGGCTGCCGCCCGTCTCGCCGTAGCGGTTGTTGATCGTGGTCGTCTTCTGGACGGTCGTGGACTGGATGACCGGCCGGTTGGCTGCGCCCGAGGCCCAGATGGCAGCGATGATCATCGAGGCTGACAACAGGGACGCGGCCGCGGACGCCACGCCTGCTGCGCGTGACGCGCCCTCAGCCCGCCCGACTGCCGACACTGTGGCGTAGCGGCTGGTCACAACGGCGTTCTTGGTGTTCTGGAGCTCGGAGCGCTGGGCCGAGTTCTCACGGCTCGCGATCGACTGTGCGCTCTTGACCGCGATGCCAACGTCGCCCGTCTTCTTCTCGATGGGCCTGAGCCCAGAGGTGACGGCCTTCACGCCGGGGTCATTCACGCGCCCGGCCTGGCCGGTCGGTCGGTAGGCTCCGGGGGCGCCCGCCCCGGTCGGCATCTTCGCCAGGCGATCGGTGAGGGTGACGATCGCGGCGTCGAGCTTCGGGGTCTCGAGCAGGTTCCCGCCGAGCTCCTGCGCACGCTTCATGGCGTTCAGCGCCTGGACAGTCTGCTCGCGGGTCAGGCCTTGCTCGTTGACGATCCGGTCGGCTGCCATCTCGAAGTCGGACGTCAGCTGGCCGCCGGCAACGAGCGCGGTCGCGGCGATCTGCAGGGGGTTCTGGGCCATGACGCCGGAGACCACGGCGTTCAGGTTGTCGACGCTCTGCTGGAAGTTCTGGCTGGCTGTCGCGTTGACCTTCGCCTGTGCGTCGTCCTGGTTCTGCTGGACGCCCGTAACGAACCCCTGGAATGTTTCGGCGAGGGCGTAGATCGACGCGCCCGCGATGGTGACTGCTCCGAGGATGCTGACGGCCGACGCGAGCTTCCCCGCTCCGCCGGCTGCCCCCGGACCGCCCATCCCGCCCCCGCCAACCACGGTGCCTGCCTTGATGTTCACCACACCGGCGTTCATGCCGAGGACGCCCTTGATCAGCCCCTTGCCGAGCTCGCCGACGACGCCGGAGATCGCCCCGCCCGACAGCTTGTTGAGTGCGGCCAGCGCGATGATCGTGGTCTGAACCTCGGGCGGCATCGAGGTGAACACGTCCATGAGGTCCCCGGCCCACGTGGCAGCGATCTCGAGCCCCGCGCCCATCTGTGCCCACGGGATCTTCTCGGCCAGGGAGACCGCCTTGTCGAAGGCGCCTGCGATCTTGTCGCCAAACCGTTCGATGTCCGGCTGGTGGGTGTCGAGGAACTTGACTGCACGCTCCGCGAGGGGCGTGATCTTCGGGAGCAGCTTGTCGCCGATCGTGATCCCGGCGTCGATTGCCAGAGCCTTGAGCCTCTGGAGCTGGAAGTTGAGCCCCTTCTGCCGCTCGGACATCTGGTCGGCCGCGGTGCCAGAGGCGTCGCCCATGGCGGCGAGGTCTGCGTTGTACGCCTCGAGGTTCGTACCCGTTGTCTGGAGGATGTAGAGCAGGGCTTCCTTGCGCCCGACCAGGTCGACGAGCTTGATGCCCGCCTTGTCGGCGTCCACGCGCATCTGCTCGAGCGCGACGTTGAGCCCCTGGCTGCCGGCGATGGCCGCGTAGTTCTTGCCGGTCTGCTTCTGGAGGGCCTTGAGCTTGGGTGTCTGTTTCAGGAGAGCCGTCATGGCCGAGGCCATCTGCGTGGCCGCCTCGCCGGCTTCGGTTCCGCCGGCGGTCAGGCGGGCATATCCCGCGGCCAGCTCCTTGTTCTCGATCCCGAGGCTCGCCGCGAGCGGACCGACGCCGGCGTACGTCGCAGCGAGATCGGCGGCCGTCACCTTGCCGCGCTCGATGGCCTTGGCGAATTCGTCGGTGAACTGGCCGGCCTTGGACGCGTCGCCGCCGTAGGTGTTGATCGCGGTTGTCAGGAGGTCTACCGCCTCAGCTGACGTCGACAGGCCACCGATCGCCAGGGTGTTCGCGTTCTCGAGCACCTTCTGGGCATCGGCCGCCGAGATCCCCGCGGAGAGCAGGTCGTAGTAGCCCTGCGTCAGGTCCTCGAGCGGCGTCCCGGTGGCCCGGGCGATACCCCGGATGCTCTTCCCGATCTTGTCGAGCTCGGCCGGCGTGGCTCGGGCGATGGTGTTGATCGTGTTGAGCTGCGACTCGAAGTCGGCCGCGGCCTTGACCGACGCAACAATGCCGACGGCACCGAGCCCGATCCCGGCCACGGCGAGGCGCTTGAGGTTGTGCCCGGTGTCGCGCAGCCCCTTGCCGCCCCGGGCACCGATGTCCGAGACCGCCTTGTCGACGCCCTTGAGGTCCTTCGCAGCCTGCGCGGCCCCGATGGCCTTGACCAGGATCGCGAGGGTGTGTTCACCCATCAGTCACCATCCGGGAACACCAGGGACTGGATGCGGAGGCGGTCGGCCATGACGCGCTGCTCGCCGATCCGCTGGGACATCGGGGCCCCGGGGGTGACGCTGACGCGGGGCAGCCCCTCGTCGCCGAGCACCGACTCGGTGAAGAGCACCCAATGGCAGGCGGCACGGAACCGCTCAGGCAGGTCGGCCAGCACATCAGGCGTCCATCCAGTCCGCAGGGCTAGAACGACGTCGTAGGCTTCGGGGTCCGCTTCCGGGTATGGGATGCGCTCTCTGGCGACGATTCCGCTGAGAGAGCGCCGGAGCGGTTTGGGAGCGTTCCCTTGTGGGTGATCAGCTCGTCCGCCCCGGTGGCGATCAGCCGGAGCGTCTCGCCGTCGAGCTCGTCGATCGCGAACTCGTGGATGGGAGCCGGGACCGGCTTGCGGTCTTCCTCCTCGCCCGGGCTGAGGATCAGCAGGTTCCAGGAGACGAGCGTCTCCTTGACGGTCTGCCGGTATGCCGCGAACGGGTCGTGCATGACGCTCCGGTCCAGCTCTGCCCGCCCGATGCGGGCGAGGGCTGAGCCGGAGATGTCCCAGCGCACGGTGGCCTCGTCGCGCTCGTGGGGCGTGCCCGGGCACTGGCACGCCCCCAGGTCGATGACCGCGACGGCTGCGGGATCAGCAAAGCGGCTCATGGGATCGTCGCGACCGCGTTGGCGAGGGTGAACTTGCCGCGGCCCCCGAGCGCCGAGTCGTAGACCCAGACGCCCGAGACGGCGTACAGGTGCTCGTTCTCGTGCTCGCCGACGTTGACCGAGCGGAACCGGCAGCGGAAGTCGATCGTGAACGTGTTCACGCCCGAGCCGGTGCACACCAACCGCCAGCGGCGTTCGGTGGCGAGGCCGCCCGTCACGTTGTAGACGTCGTGGATGTCCGTCTTCGTTGTTGCCGAGATCCCGATCAGGGCGTCGAACTCGATCTCGCCCTTCGCCGACCGACCGACGTCCGAGGCCACGTCCGACGTCCCGCCGTAGGCTCGGCCCACGGCGTTGTTCGTCGAGCGGAACGAGAACTGCTTGAGCGAACCCGTCAGCGCCGAGAGCGACGCGAAGGCCGTCGACGTGCTGCCCTCCGCGAGGGTTGTCAGGTGGCCCTCCATGGTCTCGAGCGTCGCGGGAGCAACCGCGGTGCCGGTGATGGCCGTGCCCTGTCGCTCGAGTGCGACGAGGCCGAGCGTCCCCTTCCACATGCTGTTGCCGGGAGCCGACAGCGCATCGAAGCCGAGCTCCAGCTCGTCACAGATGACGCCGACCGCGCGCCACTCGTCCTGGGTGGAGCCGTCGACCCCGTACTCCAGGGTGTACGGCTTGAGCGCCACGCCAAGGGACGACGAGGTCTCGTCGTAGGTGTAGGCGTACGTGTACGGGGACGTGGTGCCGGTTGGCGTGCCGCCCGAGATCGCCTTCACGTGCATCTCGAGCGGATGGACGATGTCCTGGAACCGTGCCACGAACGGCAGCGAGGCCGTGGCCCAGCGCACGCCGTGCGATTCCCGGCCGGCCATCTCGCGCGACGTCGAGCCAAAGTCCTCGTCGGGGCTCTCGGTCGCCCGGTCGAGCTCGAACCCGAGGAACCCGGCGTCCACCGGGAAGATCGTCGATGCCGGCACCGCGGTCGCGATATTTGCCTGTCGCCCAAGGGCGACGATGTTGAAAACGCCCTCGCTCATGAAACTCTCCCGCGGAGTGGGGAGGCCGCCTGGTGCTGCTCGTAACTCCGCACTACGTGCAGCGGCGGGTAGATCGCTCGGGGTCGGTCAGAGGCCGGTCCCCGCTACGAACTGCTTCTCGGCATCCGCCGCGGCCTTGCTCTCGACGCGCTGCGCGACGCGTTCGACGATCGGGTTGGCGGGCACGCCACGGACACGCTTGGCCCGGACGGACTTGCCCTGCGACACGAACGACATCAGCTTCGCCTTGCGGGGACCGTGGTCCCTGGTCCCGCCGATGACGAACGGCCAGAAGAACGCGACCTTGCGCTTGCTGCCAACGACCCAGCCGGGACGTTCCCGCTTCGCTCGCTTCACCCGGACGGCCCGGGCCATCCGCTTCGACACGGTCCGAAGCTCCGGCCGGAGTGCCTTGGCGTAGGTCTGCGCCGCCTTCTTCGTGGCAGCGTCGAGCTCCTTGGAGATCTCCGGCTCGAGCAGCGGCCGGATCGCCTTACGAATCCCGTCGACGCCCTGGATCTGGATGTACCGGCTGCTCATGCCGGCACGACGATGTCCCGGATGGTGATCGCCATCGAGAACCGGATCCCGGGATACTCCTCGCCGCTGTACGGCAGCAGGTCGAACTCGTACCCGTCCGGGAGCGCCGACTTGATGCCCGTCGATCCGGTTAGCGCGAGCCGAGCCGCGGTGGCGAAGAACGCCGCGGCGAGCGTCCCTACCCACAGCTGGCGCTGGGTCTCCGCCCGCTCGATGTCGCCCGTCTTGAACGAGTACACGAACCACAGGTTCACGTTGTGGGTCTCGTTGTAGACGGCCGCGCCGCCCTCGATGAACTCCCCGTTCTGTGGCATCAGCACCAGGCACGGGGTCATCGGCGTGCTATCCGGCATCTGCGGGTAGGTCTTGCGGATCGCCTCGGCGCCGCTGGGCTTCACCGCGTTGAGCACGGTCGGCGCGAACGGCCCTGCCGCGATCGCGTCCAGGACGGTCTTGAGGTTGGTCGCCATCAGGGCGTGTCCAACGAATAGGTGCGCAGGGTCTCCATGTCCCTCGGTGAGAAGAATCGCGACACGAGCGGGCGACCCATCTCGTCGGTGCCGACGATGTCAGCCTGGCCTGCCTCGCGGGCGTGCCAGGCCTTGGTCGCGGCGACGAGGGCCATCTCAGTGACGTCGTCCGGGATTGCCGCCCAGCCCGTCGTGGCGGTCATCGAGATGATCTCGAAGCCGCGCGGGATGCTCCGCCGCGTCCCGACGTCGGATAGCACGACGCGCATGGCCGGCCAGCCCGGGAGCCGGTCGTGCTCCAGGGGACGCAGGAAGTACTCGGTCGACGCGAGCGCGATGCGCGTGCCGCCGGTCACGTCCCCAATCGAGAGGGCCGAGATGGCGCGAATTCCGCGCGGAAATTCGAAGTACTCGCAGCCGGTGCCGTCGAGCAGGTACGTCGCCGACCCGACCGGGGCGAGCACGCGGCGCGTTCGGGTCTCGATGTACTGGTTGACCTGGTCGCAGATTGTCCCGAGCAGCGTGTCGTCCGTCGTGTCGGAGATCCCTGTCCTCGCCTTGAGCAGCGCGGCAGTCGCGTAGGTTCCGATCGCTGTGGTCACGGCGTCATCCTCGGCTCGGGTGGGCGGGCAAACGAGGCCATCAGGCGGACATCTCGCGCCATCTGCGGACAGTCCGCGGCGAGACCTCGAGGCGCTCGGCGAGCAGCTCGACCGTTGGCGCGTGCCCCTCGCGCCGGAGAGCCGCCTCGGCATCGGCCAGGCGCCGGCGGTTCAAGGCCGACGCATCGGGAATCGGTAGGCCGCGCTGCACGTACGGCAGAGTCGGATCCACGTGGCCGCAAGCCACGCAGCGGGCCGCGTCCGGGGTCGCCCTGGAGCACCAGCCGCAGACGATCACGGCGCCCACCGGTTGTCCCTGACCCGGGCGAAGTCGAGTGTCCAGTCGGCGACCGAGCCGCCGAGCGCGAACGGCGTGTTGAACGTCTCGCTCGCAATGTCGCCGCCCCACTTGCGGCGGTAGTACTCGCGCTGGGTCGGGTAGGTCCGGCTGTTCTCATAGCCATAGCCGGGATCCGCGATCGTCGCCGAGCCGAAGTGCCCGGTATCGCCCTGCAGGACCTCGCGAGTCGCACCCGGGGTGATGTGGATCCGGTACGAGTAGTCGGAGTCCTCGCAGTACATCGGCCAGAAGTTCTCGTCCCAGAACCCGACCGCCTGGACCATGGCCGGGTTGAGTCCGAACAGGCGGTAGTCCCGGATCTGGCACAGGTATGCCTCTGCCCGGTGGTCATCCATGGCCGCGGCGATGCGCGCCATGTCGTCCCCGCCGAACGCGGCGTCGACGTTGGCGTAGGCCCACCACGCCGCCGCCGCGTGCGTCTTGATCAGGAAGTTCAGCGATCCCGAGTAGCCGAGGTTGTCGGGCGGATGGGTGACGACGAGCTCGTCGACGCATGCGGGCACCTCGAGGCCGTCCGCGATGCCCCCGGCCGGGCTGTTGTCGACGATGACGAGGCGCGCCACGGGGTGGTTGATGGAAGCCACGCACTCGCGGAGCAGGTCCGGCCGGCTGATGACCGGGATCCCAAGTACAGGGATCATGCCGCCATCACAAGGCGCTCGGACTCGACGACCTCGGCGATGACCGTCGCGCGCGTGCGGCGGGGGTGCCAGTCCAGCTCGAGCATCGCCTTCGCGGCGTCGGGGACCTTGTCCGGTGCCTCGCGGAATCCCGGTCCCCACAGGTCGACTGGATCGACGTGGATGAGGTTGGGCACGATTCGCTCGCCGTTGACGTAGCGATCGACCTCGGTCGCGAGCTCGAGGATGGAGCACTCATTCCGGGCGTTGCCGAGGTTGTAGACCTCGCCTGGCTGTCCACGCAGCGCGGTGGCGATCAGGCCATCGACGATGTCTGCCACGTGGGTGAACGCGCGTCGCTGGGCGCCGGATCCGTACACGGTCAGCGGCTGGTCGAGCAGCGCCTGACGGACGAACCGGGGAAGGACGAACCCGCCGCCAGACTTCTGCCCAGGGCCAGCCACGTTGAATGGGCGAACCGTTCGGACGTCCAGCCGGGGGTCGTTGTGGAGCATGACCTCGGCCGCCAGCTTCGCGACCGCGTACTCCTTGCGAGCTGTGTTCTCCGGGCCGAAGCGGCATGCGTCGTCCTCGGCGTCCGTTCCACCTGAGCCGTAGACCTCCGAGGTCGAGACGTTGACGAGCGGGCAGCCGTTGACGAATGCCCAATCGCCGACGATCGCCGCCGTCTGGACGACCTCCCGAACGAGCCGGCCGGCCCAGCTCAGCACGCCCACTGGCCCGACCGGCGAAGCGAGATGGAAGATCACGTCCGCCTCGGGTGGGACCGAAACAGCCTGCAAGCACGGCCCGGTCGCACAATCGACCACCCGCACCTCGTGACCCAGTCCGCGCAGGCGATCGACCAGGTGGGAGCCAATGAACCCCGCGCCCCCGGTCACGACGACCTTCATGCCGGGACCTTCCTCCGCCCACGCTCGGCTCGCCGGCGTGCAGCGCGGGACATGGGGATCGGCTCGAGCGACTGCTCCATCTCGGCGAGGATCGGCCGCCAGTGTTCGTCGAAGACACGATCGGCCCGGTACAGGCTCGCCTTGGCGATCGCCGCGTCGCGCAGGTTCGGGTCGCCCTTCTGGTTGTACGCCTCCCGTAGCGCCGCGGCGATCTGGCCGATGAACGGCTTGCCCCAGTTGGCGCCCTGCGTGCCGTCGTACAGCGGATCCACGGCCACGAGCCACCCGGAGGGCGTGCGCCGGGAGCCCATCTCATCCATGGACCACGGCTTGTCGAGGAGCTCCGCCTGTGCCGTCCAGTTCGACGCGATGACAGGAGTTCCGCAGGCCTGAGCCTCGATCACCGGAACGCAGAAGCCCTCGCCGCGCGAGGTGGCCAGCAGGACGTCGAAGGACGAGTACATCGCCGCCATGTCCGCGTCGGAGTACTGCTGCTTCTTCAGCGCGTATTGATCGGCGAACCGGGCCCGCTCCTGGCTGACGCCGTTGAAGGCGAACAGCCCTGGCAGGTACAGCATCGTCGGCCCCTCGATGATCGAGTGGACGTAGATGTAGATGTCTTGGTGATCGTCGGCGACGATGCCCAGCGCCGCCGCCATGTCGCTCATGCCCTTCCGGTCGTGGACGAGCGAGTCGTAATTGGCCGCGACGATGCCGACCAGGAACGCGTCGGCGGGAACCCCGATGCGCTGACGGAAGTCCGCCTCGGTTGGCGCGAACACGTCATCCACCGCGTGGGGCGCATAGCGCACCTTGAACGGCTGCTTGCCCGCACCACGCCAGGCGTCGGACAGCTTCGTCAACCACTCCTGGCCGAACCGGCTCATGGCGATCGCCATGTGGCCGTTCTCCAGCCACGGGTACAGGCTGATCGGCGCCGGCCAGTGGTCGACCGGGACCCAGCCGGCGACATTGGCCATCCCTTCGAACGGATCCTTGCGGCCCTCGGTGTAGACCCACGCGTCATAAAGCGACACGACCCAATCGGCACCCGATCGCTCGAGGTCCTCGCGGACGGAGTCGCGGCTGTAGCGATCGGATCCCGAGCCGCGGACGAGGAGGCCCTCCCATTCCTGGTCCCCCCGGGTGCCGTCGTTGGCCACGAACTCGATGTCGTAGCCGGCGCCCGCGATTCGCCGCCCAACCTGGCGCGTCTGGGATCCATACCCGGATGGCATCCACGGCGCGTTGCTGATCCAGAGAACCTTCACAGAGAGCCTCCGAGAGCCACCGAGGAGGCGCCCGGGCGCAGGGCTCTCGTCTGCGCCGCGGGCATGGGAACGGCCCGCCCCCACGGAGTGAAGGCGAGCCGCATGACTAGGTGTTCGCGCTGACGAGGTAGGCGAGGGCGGCCGGATCGGGGACGGCGAGGCCGGCCCGGTACACGGACTTGATCGCCACCTGGTCGGTGTCGAACTTGAAGTCGGTCGACACCGCGACCCGGATGGGCACCTGCTTGATGAGCAGGGCCGCGGCCGGATCGCCGAAGATGACCGACTTGGTCGCCGAGGCCGGGGTCGCGAGGTTGGGATCCTCGTAGACCGCGTTGCCGTCGAAGGTCGGGGGCTGGCCTGCCGCGATGGCCGGCTGCCAGAGGTACTGGCCCTGGCCGTCGCGGTACTTGCGGGCCTTCTTGATCATGCCGTTGGCCATGACCCAGATGCCAACCGTGCGATACGGGACCGCTCGGCTGTACTTGAGGTCGAGCAGGTCCTCGTAGCCGACGAACGTGGCGGTCGACAGGGCGTTGTTCGCCGCGCCGGCGCCGCCGAGGCCGGTGGCGGTGCCACCGTTGTTGATGGCCGCGAGGATCGCGGTCGTGCTGTCCGACCCGAAAGACAGGCCGATGGAGCGCGCCTGCTGGCGGGCGATGACCGGGAGCAGCCCGACGAGCTCGTCCTCCTCGGCCTCGGCCGAGATGTAGGACAGGCCCTTGTAGGCCGACGTCGTCAGCGCCGCCGACCCGATGGTCGGCGTGCTCTCGGTGATGGCGGTGCCCTCACCCGGCTTGTAGGTCGTGTTGTCGGCGGTGAGCTTCGGGACGTTCAGCGGACGCCCGTTGTTGGCGTTGAGGATCGACGACAGGTCGATCCACGGCGACAGGGTCCGCTTGTAGATGGCGATCTGCGTCGCGAAGTCGGTCGTGTAGAGCGCGCCGTTGTCGCTGAAGTCAGCGATGGCACGGACCTCCGACCGCTTCTCGAGGTCGATCGGCATCTCGAGGACGAGCTCGAGCTCGTTCCGCATGCCCCGGTACTCGTCCTGGATCGCCTGGATGTTCGCGATCAGGGCAGCGTTGCCCGTCTTCCGCTCACCCGGCTCTCCCGAACCCGAGTCGATCACGTCGCCGAGGGACCGGATGGCCTCCTCGACGGTCTTGGCGTCGGCGTCCTGCTTCGCCAGGGCGTCGCCGCGGACCTTGTGGGCCTGCGCGGAGGTCACGAGCTTGTCGAACTGCTCGTCCTCCTCGGCAGTGGTGCTGCGCTTCTCCTCGGCCGCTCGGTCGAGGAGGGCGCGAGCAGCGAGGTCGTCGGCCCGATAGGCCTCGAACTCACGCTGCGCGTGCACGGAATTCATCGCGTCTCACCTTTCGGTCGCTATGTGCCGTGCCCTTGCGTGGTGGCGTCCGGTGGTGGCCTACGAGGGCTCCGAGCGGCGCTCCGAGGTGTGGCGTGGCGATGAAGGGGGTTACCCCGCGGGGGCGTCCTCCGGCTTTGGGCCGAGGCGGTCCCGCATGAGGGCCAACTTGGTCATCTCCGCCGGGGAGATGTACGGCGCCTCCACTCGCGTGGCGATCGCCTTCTGCAGAAGTTCGTGCTGCTCGTCTGTCAGCTTCCCGTCCGGCACCCGCAGGACGCGGAAGGCCGCGTCGAGTTCATCGGGCTCGGCGGCAATGGCCTCGGCCATCTCACGCACCGTGGCCGGGGTGTCGTAGCCCGGGAATGTCACGAGGGAGATCTCGCGACGGAGCTGGATCTCGTGCAGGTGGCGGACGGGACCGTCGTACCCGTCTGCCAGCCTCTCACGGGACCACGAGTCCTT